GAGGTTCTTTACTGAACATCCGCGCATCTTCCGATATGGAACTAGACCAAGCCCTTGATGGTTTGTCTATGCGCATCAATGCAATCGCAGACCTTGAGCAATCTATTGAGGCTATCTGTGCGCTTGCTGATGCTGGCTTAAAGCCAACAGTTATTTCAACACAATCATCAGCACCAGTTGCTGTTGCTCCAATCACTGCAGCGCCAGTTGCTGCTGTTGGTGGCACATCATGCGACTGTGGTATCCCAATGCGACTTGTGCCTGCTGGTATCAGCAAGGCTGGCAAGCCATACAAGGCTTTCTATGCGTGCGCTAAGCCTAGAGAACAAGCGTGCCAGAAGAAGGTCAGCGCCTAACTTATGCGTTTACTCTCTCGCGCTATAAAGACTGCCTCGCAAGGGGGTGCCACACTTCCTATGGTTTGGCGCTCTCTTGCAGACCAGCAGATTGCGTTTAGACACGGAGAGTTAAGCATGATTGCTGGACCACCTGGCGCTGGTAAATCAACCTTTGCTTTATCACTGGCGGTACACAGCAAGGTGCCAACTCTTTACATCTCCGCAGACACACACTCACACACAATGAGTTTACGTTTGCTTGCGATGCTCACTGGTAAATCACAGGCAGAGGTTGAGCCTTTGATGGAAAACGACAGGGAGTGGGCTGCACAAATGTTGAAGCCTGCTGACCATGTTATGTGGGAGTTTGATTCTGCTCCTACCCTGAAAGATATTGAAGATTCTATCTTGGCTGCGCGTGAACGACTTGGCGAGGATGTTCGTTTGATTGTCCTTGATAACGCCGTTGATGTAACTCTTGATGGGATGGATGAGTGGGGAGGTTTGCGTTCACTCATGCGTGAATTAAAATGGTGGGCAAGGGAAACAGGTGCAGCCGTAGTTGTTTGCCATCACACAAGCGAAGGTGTCCAAGGTAATCCTTGCCCACCACGCCACGCACTACATGGCAAGGTGGCCCAGACCCCGAGCCTCATCCTTACAGTACACAATCAGCCACAGACTATGGCTATCTGTGCGGTGAAGAACCGCTACGGCCCAGCGGATGCTAATGGAGGCAATCCAGTTTGGTTATCGTATGACCCAGCAAGCATGTCTGTCTTAGACTTAGGACAACCTTAATGTGGGAAGCAGTAATTGTTGAAAATGCAGGAGAAGTAAGTAAAGAACTCCTACCAACTTTTGACCAAATGGTTCAAGATATGCAGGAGAAGTTAGGTTTTGTACCAGAAAACTATAATTATACTCTTGGTTGGAGGACCGTTGTTTGGCAGAATAAAGAAACTCTTGAATATAAACCGCTCACCAAGGATGAGGTACACGAACTCCTTGAAAGAGGCACTATCACTTACTCCAGAAGCGGTGGAGGAAATAATCAACAGCGCTCCGATAGCACCGGAAGTGAAGAAGATTCTACTCAATGAAATCCCACACTTTATGGAAAACATTGATGAGGCTGCAGACAAAATCTACAACCCCTCATCAGTCTGGCTTGAAGCCATACAGTTTGCTGATTATGTTGAGCAAAATGTACTTCACCTTAAAGAAAGACACGGAGAAGATTGCCAAGAAGAAATCTTAAACGTACTGCTTGAACTAACCTACAGTTTCAAATCACTTGCCGAACATGCGATGCGTGTACTTGATGAGTCGGAACAGATAGTGGAGTTTAAACATGGCACACAGCAGTAAAGAAACATTGGCTATTGGTTGGTGTGATAACGGAGATACCGATGGCAAGTTCACAGAAGGACTTGTTTACACACTACTTCATGGTCCTGTTAATGGTATCCCATTTCACAATGCACTAAGGGTGCAAGGAAATCAGATAGCCAGACAAAGACAGGCGTTACTTGATGCGTGGTATGACGGGATTAAAACTGATTGGTTGCTGTGGGTTGACTCTGACATTGTTCTTACTCTTGATGTACTAAAGATGCTGTGGAATACGGCAGACAAAGTATCGCGCCCGGTAGTAAGTGGCGTTTACTTTATCTCCAAGCAGATGGAATCTCCACTGATGCAACCTATGCCAGTACTGTTTAATGAAACAGATAACAAAACAAAAATAGATTATCTGCATCCACTGCCACATAATAAAGTGGTTCAGATTGATTGTGCTGGCTTTGGCTTGGTGCTTATGCACCGCTCTGCCATTACGCGCATGAAGGAAAAGTTTGGTGATGATTTCTTCTTTGCTGAAACAAATGACCATGGCGCTAACTTTATTGGGGAAGATATTGCGTTCTTCCGCAAGATGAAGGAGGCCAGTGTTCCTCTATACGCACACACTGGCGCATTGGTTCAACACATGAAGAGATTTTCTTTTGATGCTAACTACTACAACCTTTTCTGGATGGCAGCAGATGCTGTTGAACAGAAGAAGAAACAAAGGGAGAACAATGAGCAATAATGAAAGTGGATTCATAAGAATTAAACACCTCCGGGGCAGGGCATATCTTGTCTTTGATTGGGATTGGACATACTTTGGGCTTGGTTTTCATATCTCGGATACAGCAACAACCCTTGTAATTGGCTGGTTGTACCTGAGCATAGAGTACTAGGAGTATTTATGAGTCAACAGGCAAGCAATAAACGCAGAGGCGCAGCATGGGAGATTGACCTTACTGATTGGTTAATGACCCAGGGTTTAAACGCACAACGTTTACCGCGTGCTGGTCGCAATGACATTGGTGATATTGCTTTGCCTACGCCTAATGACCTGTACATTGTTGAAGCCAAGGCACCACGCAGGGATGGGCGTATTGATTTATCTGGTTGGTTGAAAGAGGCTGATGTAGAGGCTGAGAACTACCGAATACACAAGCGGTTAGCGATTGCCCCTCACCCATTGGTGATAATCAAGGCATCCAACAAGAGTCCTGCTGATGCGTACCTAGTGCAAAGGTTGTCCAGTGCGCTCGCCAAACTCTAAGCATGATATTGGACCCGTATTAGAACACTACGGATTCACACTGCCACTTAATCGGAACGGCTGGATTACTGTGCGGTGTGCTTCCACAATGATAAAGTTAAGTCTGCTCGTTTAAACCTAGACAATGGTGGTTTTAGATGCTTTGCCTGCGATATGTCTGGCGATGTGTACTCAATTATTATGAAGAAAGAAGGAGTTAAATATGGCGAGGCTCTCAAAATCGCAGAGAGAATTACTGGCAAGAGCAACGAAGAACTACGAAACACAACTACCGGAGATTCTTCCGTACCTAACGAGTCGCGGTATAACAGAGGAAACGGCTCGTATGTTCCGCCTCGGGTTCGTAAAGGAGCCTGAGCCAGGACATGAACCATATATCGGCAGGCTTGCAATACCTTACATCACACCTGCTGGTATCATTGACATACGCTTTCGCAGTTTAAACACAGATGGAGGGCCGAAGTATATGTCCAGACCTGGGGCATCTACACATATCTACAATATCCAGGCCCTGCAAAGTGATGGCGATGTGCTTGCTATTTGTGAAGGTGAGATAGACACAATCATTGCTACTCAATGTGGCTTTGCTGCTGTTGGTTTACCGGGGGCAAACAACTGGAAACAGTTTTACTCTCGGGTACTTGCAGACTGGTCAAAGATTATGTTGTTCTGTGATGGTGATAATGCGGGTCGGGAAATGGCAAAGAATATCAGTCGTGAACTAGATAATGTCTTTCCTATCTTTATGCCTGATGGCTGTGATGTCAATGATGTTTACCTCAACGAAGGCGCAGAAGGATTGCGAAAGAGAGCGAGTGTTTAAACGTGAAAAGAATCGTTGTTTTGTCCGATTATCAAGTTCCATATCAAGCAACTACTGTTGTTAATACCATCCACAATTTCATTGAGGACTACGGACCGGATGAGATATGGATTGTTGGTGATTGGATTGACCAACCAGAACCATCGCGTTGGTCGCGTGGCACAGCAGGTGAGTACGCTCCTACGCTACAGAAGTCAGTGAACCAATCAGTCAACCTTCTAGCCGACTTACGCGATATTATGAAAAAGAAACCAATCCATTTCAAATCGGGCAATCACGACATAAGGATTGAAAAGTACGTTTCGTCATACGCGCCTGCCTTACGCAGTTTAAACGCACTGACATTGCCTGAAATGTTGCAATTAGATAAGTTGAATATCACTCTTCACCGCAAGCCAGCAGAACTTGCACCGAACTGGTTGCTCTGCCATGGTGATGAAGGTTCACAATCAAGACAAGCAGGTGGCACTGCTCTTGCTTTGGCCCGCAGGTTTGGTAAGTCAGTTGTTTGTGGACACACGCACCGCCTTGGTTTACAAGCGTACACAACATCATACAACGGGCAAGTGAATCAACAACTGTATGGTTTTGAAACAGGAAACGTCATGCGTTTAAACAAGGCGCATTACTTGCCGGGTGGTAGTGGTAACTGGCAACAAGGATTTGGTTTGCTCTATGTACAAGACAGATTGGTTACGCCATTGCCTGTGTACATTGAGCGTGGCAAGTTTATCGTTGAGGGTGTAATGTATGGCTGAGCCGATACGTCAAGTAGGTGGTGATGGTATTCGTGAGAACCTTATTGCTCAAGCCCTTGCTGAACTGTACAAGGGATGGAAGTTTTATTCCACGCCACGATTCTACTTTACTGATTACCATGTAACAAGAGTATCCGAAGGTGGGCGAGAGAACTACCTTGGCGACCTTGAAGTAAAGTGGTTAAACATACCAAGCACAACGACTGCAATCTTTCCCTTTAACAAGTTACAGCAGATGCTCATTGCCCCACCCTATGTGGATAACTATGAAACTTATCATCGTATCTGCTTTAGATTCACTGATGGTTTGTTACTCATACCAGCGCAACAACTGGCGCACTTGATGCCAGAGTTTTATGTTCGTAAAGATACACAAGAAAGAGATTTGGTGGTCTATGTCAATGCTAAGGACCCAGCGTTTAAACAGTACTGGCATGATATGGTGGTGTCTGAGTGAGCGATAAGATTTGGGAAGAAGTAAGCAAGTCTGCTCGCAAATCTGCATCTCGCGCTCGCCGTATTCATCGTAACTTAGTGAGTGCTGATGATGTGTACCAGCATCTACATTTGTGGGCGATAGAACACTGGAGCAAACTTGAAGAGTGGGAAGAACAGGATAGTTTGTCGTTTAAACTACGCCGCACATTTAATAATGAGGCACAGAAGTATGCCGCTAAGGAAAGGTCGCAACAATCTAAGGCACCTATGAGTGATTCGTTTTACTACACTCCAGAAATTTTACATGAACTCCTGCGTGATGTATGGAACTATGAAGGATGGCTTGATAGTCCAGACATGAGCAGTGAGTATGTAGCCAAGAGTAGCAAGCCGAGCGAGGGGAACAATCGGCTTGCTATGTTTTCTGACGTAGCGCACGGCATATCCCGTTTAAACGAAGCAGATAGGGTGCTGTTGAAACTTCGTTATGCTGATGGCCTTACTGATTTTTCAGTGATGGCATCTATGTATGAGATAACAGAAGAAGCCATGCGCAAACGTGTGCAACGCGCCATCACCAAATTGCAGGAGCGCCTTGGTGGTGAGCCACCCATCTGGTATGGGCGTAGGCAGCGCAAATCAAATGCCCAAGCCATTGCCGAGTTGAAGGAGAACGAGTGAAGCCACAACAGATAGATAAGACACTGACTGATGAAGCCTATGCGATTGTGTCTGGCGCTCGCCAAGATAACTACGACCATCCGCTGCATAACTTTAGGCGCATTGCCCAGATATGGTCTGTAATTCTTGATAAAGAAATTACTGAAGAACAAGTTGGTTTATGTATGGTTGGTCTGAAGTTAGCGCGTGAAGTGTTTAAACATAATAGAGACAACTTTGTGGACTTAATTGGTTACGCATTGGCAACTGATGCTGTTGTTCGTAGTAAAGGCGAAACGCCTTAGAGGACTGGAACTCTAAGGCGTTTCACATCTGCGGTCTATCTGTCGTACTGACCTAGCCCAACTGTATCATGCGCCCACAGTCGCGGGTCAGCCACGCCGATACCTAATTCTTTTCTCATGTGCCTGCGAGTTGCTGGCCCAGTGCCACCCCAAATTCCAAACTTTTCGTGGGATAAACCCCACTCTAAGCAAGCCTCTTGAGCGGGGCAATCCGAGCAGAACTTGCGGAAATATCTTTCCTCGGTAGGTGGTAGCACCAACACATCGGGATAAAATATATCCGTATCAATACCCTTGCATAGCGCTCCGTCAAACTTAGTTACATCATATTCAAGCCAGTAGAACATGCGCTTGGCAAATTCCTTTACTGCCTTGACCTTAAAATGTTTTGGTTGGTGAGGCATAGCCTGCTCCAATCATAAACTCTAACATGGTGTCCAACATGGCATCCACTGTGATATTTCGTAGGACAATCGGCTCCTCCTCTGGTGAGAAGGTGCATCCACTGTTAACTAAGTGTGCTTTGATTTCACTTTTCATCTTTAGATAGTGCGGTTCCATTAGTAGTATCCTTTCGCTAGATTATGTGCAAGTGCTTTGCAATAGTTGCCACCGAAATGGCGTTTAATATATTTAAATCCTGCATCAATCTGTAGGTATCCGTTGCTTGTGCGTTTAAACCCAATTAACTTCTCCGTTGATGTTAGTAATTGTGGTATCCCGTATGCACTTGAGCGCTTGTTTTTTGAGTGCGGATTCCACTGGCTCTCTCTGCGCCACAATTCGTAGAGGCAGGGCCACTGCTCCACTTTGTTTTGTGCAATGAGTTTGTCAATGGCGTACTTCTGATATTTGTTTTCGTAGTACGCCACAACTGAGCCATACTCATGCGTGGAATTGTTGTTGATTGTTACCACTGTATCTTGAGGGGAAACCAAGTAGCCAAGGAAACCAGCACCTGCAACGGCGCTACCAACCAGTAATATTTTGCCACGCTGAGTAAGTTTAAACACTTTAAACTCCTAACTCCAGTTGCTCTGGGCAGGTTTCTTTGATGAACCCCGCAAGCCACTCTGGAATATCCGTATCGCGCCCTTCATCATCCCCGGGGCCAACGATGATTGCGTTGCCACATAGGTGTGGTGTATTACCAAGCATGAACGATAGCGCTCCGGCATACGGATTCATAGGCAGGTCAAGCATGAGGCCTTCCTCGTTTACATACATATAGGCAACCTCCTCACCGCTGTAGTTATACAGGCGCACCCCCTCAATTAAACCTTTTACTCCATCTTGATAATCTTTGAGGGCTGTAAAAGTTTTTTGTTCCATAGTTCCGTTGCTGTTGATTAGGATTCCTTTTGTTGTTCTCATGTTTAAACAAGTCCTCTCATCATTTCGTTTAGTTCTGCGTATGAAACTTTGTTGCTAATCCATTTGCAGTTGTCTGGTGTTTTGCTATCTTGCAAGCCAGCAATCTTTACCCAATCTCGGTAAGGTGTTGCGCCTCTGTAATGTTTCATAAAGATTGTTGCTGATAGATACAGTGCGTAATCGTTGTTGATGTATAGCGCACAGTTCCATGTGTCGTAGTTCTTCCATCCTTGATAGCCAGTTTCGTTACTCATTTGTATTCTCCTTAATGTCAATGAGGTCTATGTAGTAATGCTCTTGTAAGTGATTGCGTAGTAGGTGGATTGCTTCCGCCATGCTATTGCCAAACTTTGAATTTGCTTTCTGTTTTACTGTTACTTCAATGCGCCATATCTTTAGTGATTGTTCATCAGTTGCAATAGGCGCGTTGCCGTATGTTGTTTGCATCAGTCCTCCTTTGTTAGTGGAATACCAGTATGAGGGATGGCGATGTGAAAGTCAAGGATTATTTTCAAGTATTTTTCTGGGGTAATTTCCCTGCGATATAGCAGTGAAATTATCCTACCACGTTTGTCAACTGTTGTTTAAACATAATAAAATAATTTTCTACAGTCATAAATTTTTTTGTTTAAACAGAATTATTGCGTGTGCTATAGTGCTTACCTGCACCTGTGTTTAAACAGTAATCAAATAAATTTTGTCCGACTCAAATAAAAAAACCCCCGCCGAAGCGGGGGCTTTGTGCGTTTGTACTAGATTGCTGTGCGTTGCGTGATGCCTGCAATTTTTTCGTCAAGGCATACATCTTCATACTTTGCTTTGGGCAGGTACGAGTAGCGCTGTTTAAACTTTTGATACTCTGCTACTTTGCCGTCAACTACTTTGAAGTATGTTCCTTCCTCGGCAGCGTGTGTCCACTCTAAGTCGCTGTCAATCTGCCATGCGCCAGCGATTAAAGTTTCCAGCGTTGACCCGTAGAGGAACGAACCCGAGCGGGTCTGTCCAATCCATAGGGGCGAGTGAGATACACGCGCAAGGTGCAGCGTGCGGTGGTTTGTGCTGTCAATCCATGCAAGGGCAGCGGTGCCAGCGAGTGAACCGAGAACCTCACTTGGATGATGGTCGCGTGCAGTGAACGCAATCAATGCAGCAGCAGCCTCGGAATCAACTTGCGCTCGCCGTGTAACCGATAAGCGTTTAAACACATCGCTGTCGTTGTTGATGTGTCCGTTGTGAGTGAGAACGATATTGCCACGCGGAATCGGGTGATTGTTATCGCGGTTTGATGGCGTGCCCTGAGTGGCCCATCGTGTATGCAAGATAGCAGTTTGTGCATCGTTGCATAGATGTCCGGCCACTGTCTTGATGTACTTGTGAGCGGGCATGGCGTGCTTGAGAATCGTGCGCCGTTTGCTTTGCGTGTTAATCCATGCCGAGCCAGTCGCATCCTTCCCGCGGTGTTCAATCTTAAGGAGCATGTCGCCAGCCAACTTTCCTTGGTTAGTTGTATGGCAATCCTCCGGTGTTAGGCAGAAGCCTGCAATTCCACACATTTTTCCAGTCCTTTCCTTGCTGTTAGTTGATGTCCGATTTTACCACGCGCTGTTCGCGCTTGGCAATGATGATGTTTAAACGAGGGTTGCTCGCTTGTAGTTCCAGCGCATCTTGCTCGGAATATAACCCGCGAAACTTTCGCCCCGCGGGGTCTATTCCTTCCACCACATAGAGGCTCACTGGGATTGCTCCTGTGCCTGCTGCCTTTCGCAGGTCCGGCACATGCCGGCTTTGCGAATCTGTGCAGGGGGGATGGGTGAAACTTTGCAGATGGGGCATTGCATGTTTAAACACTCGCCTTTCTTTTCTTCCGATTGCAGTTTGATTTGCAGGGATTGTAGAACCACTCCCCGCAGCCAGTGCAGAACCCGTCAGCGGTGTAGTAATTCTCCCAGTGTTTGCAGGTATCGCATTTACGATTACGGGTGCAGTAGCAGTCGCTCATGTTTAAACGCCTGGCTTAATGTCAATGACAACTGCTCGGAATTTTAAATCCCCGCTGTTTAAATCTTCCAGCGTTGCGTTGATGTCTTTCATGCTTGATGCGTAGAGTTCAACGCCTACGCAACGCGAGCCTTGAAAGAGCGCGTATTTTATTTTCATGTCCAGTCCTTCTTTCTGTTTAAACGGGGAGGAGATTTTCCTCCGCCGTTAGTGCCTGCCGGGAGAATCGCACCCCCGCTGGCCCACTAGGGGCAGGCTGTTTGCTGGCTGTTAGTTGCCTCCTAACTGGATGGCGCGTTGCTTGAGGTAATCGCGGGTTACTGGTGCGAGGCCTCCGTTGATTGAGAGGAGGTCAAGCAGATTGTTTAAACGCTCCAGCGGGGTGCCTGGCTTATCATCCGCGAAGATTGCGGTAACGCCAAGGTCTGAGGAGTAGCGGGCGAGGGCATCGCAGAACTCTGCCCAAGCGGTGATTTTCGCGCCGTTGAGGGTGCCATGGTGCAGGCGTACCTCAATAGTGCGGTGGCGAGCGTAGGAATCCAGATTGAGGGAGTTATAGCGGGTGCCGTTGAGGTTGCGAATCTCTCCCCGGGTGCGGATGTAATCGGCCCAGGTTTCAACATCCGAGCGGGTGAAATTGGATGAGCAGAACCGATTGTTTAAACGCGATGGGGCAACGAGTTTGCCGATTGCCTCAATGTGCGAATACCAGTTGACAACCAGTTGCGCGATGCCGTTGATGCCGTAGGTGTCGGCTCCAAGGTGGACGTGATAGCCGGTTTGTTTGTTCACTGTTGCACCGGCACCGGATAGTGCGCGGGCGATAGTGCGGGCCTCGTTTAAACGGCTCTCATCTAGTACGGGCGAAACTATCTCGGCGGTAACGCCGGAGGTTCCGTCAGCCTTGCTCTCCCAATTAAGGCCTGCCTGGATTACGGCCCGGCGAGCGCTTGGAATGGAGAGGCTGGAAACCTCTAATTCAATTCCAAAAGTTGTAGCCATGTTTAAACATCCTCTCGTAGTGATTGATTGCATGCGGGGCAGATTGGGGAGCCGAGATTCTCCAAGGTGCTACGGCTTACGCGGGCGATGTAGCCATCAGCGGGGCAGGCCACCTTGATGAGGCGGGTAGTCTGCTTGGCCTTGGCGGGGAGATTGAGGGAGGCGTGAGGGTAGGAGCCGAGGAAATCCACTACCTCCTGCCATGCAGCGCCTAGGCGCTCCTGGCCGTCTTGCTGCATGGTGATGCCTAACCCGGCAGCGATGCGGGGAGCCTTGGAGTTCTTCCAGTCTTGGGCCTGCACCGCCACTAGGAGAGGCAGCACCAAGCGGGCCACCTCGGATGCATCCGATACCTCGGGAGATATAAAAATCTCCGCGGTGAAATCATCTGATGCGGATGGGGGAATCAGTGCAGCCTTGGCCTTTTTACGGCCTGATGCAGGAGGGAATCCGCAGGAGAGGCGTACGGCGCTCTCCTCATCTCCCCCCAGTTCTACTCGTTGCGCGATGTAAGGGCGAGCCTTAATCGCTAGGGCTTGGAGCCATTGCTCGCGGTTCATGTTGTGCCACCTTTCCAGTCAACAGGTTTAGCGTTTAAACCTTAAGATAATTGAATCATGGGCCGGTAGTAATTGCAAGGAGGCTAGAGCCCTAGAAATAGGCGGGCCGTAGGCCGGAGTAGGTAGTTGAAAGTTCAACTATCCGCCAGGAGCCTATGCGCCTCTGCTATCGCACTATTGCGCACCTATGCAAAAAAGAGGAATAAATAAGGGTTTTTTTACTATGCGATTTCTGCATGATTAAATTTACAGGTTTTTTATTGGGTTTTTTAACACCTCGCAATTAAGGCCTGCATGTGGGGAGGCGCTAATGCGTGTAATTGAAAGTAAGCGCCACCCCGCACGCTAGCGATGCGCTTTAAACGCAACGCATGCGCAATGTGTGCCAGTGCATGTGCAATGCAAAAAAATAATTGCGTAAATGCGTGTGTGTTTGACCCGGGGTTTTTAAATGTGGCTGTGCGTGCGTGCGTATGTATCTACCCACATAACTTTGATAGGCCTCTGACCTGCATAAATAGATGTGATGTAAATTACTTGACAAAAAGATGTCCAATAACACCCTTCTGGACACCTAATACTTAGTGGGAGGCGTAATTAATGGAGCCTCCCCACTACGCTATACTAGCGACCCCCAAGGGGTCGCCCTAATTTTGCCCTAACCTACGGCCTCCGCTAGGGCTACGGCCTTCGGTTAGTGATTGTGTGAGTTAGCCCAAGACTCACCACAAGCGGTCTTGGAGATAACCTATGGAAAGAAAAAGAACTACTGCTGCCTCCGTTAAAAGCGATGCTATTAAGCAGCAACTTTTAGATTTTTTGAAGCAAGGCTACTCAGTACAAAAGGCTTGCGACTCGGTAGGGCGTAGTGTCAAAACCTACGAGTACTACCGAAAGACTGACCCCACCTTTGCCACGGCCATTGACAGGCTACGTTCTATGGTGGCCCGGGGCGAGATGGGTTCTACCACTGAGGTACCCCCATTTCCCGAGTTTTCTGAGAAGTATTTGGGAACCCAAGTTTTTCCACACCAGAGGCACTGGATTGATTTACTAGAAGGGCGCGAACCTACGGAGGTTCATCCTTCTATTACCCATGAAAAAGGCTCCGGGGATTTAATTATCATTAACACTCCCCCAGAGCACGCCAAGTCCACAACAATTACTGTGAACTATGCGGTGTACCGGATTTGCCAGAACCCTAATATACGAATCATGGTCGTATCTAAGACACAGGCTATGGCGCAAAAGTTCCTGCTCTCCATAAAGAACCGCCTGACCCATCCTCGTTACCAAGAACTGCAATTAGCATTTGGTCCACCCGGCGGGTTTGAGAAAAACTCTGACTCATGGAAGCAGGACTTAATTTATCTCTCCTCAGAATCCAGAGATTCTGGCGAGAAGGACCCAACGGTGCAGGCCGTGGGTATCCGCGGTCATATCTACGGAGCGCGTGCTGACCTCATCATCATGGATGACTGCGTTGACCACACCAACGCCCATGAGTTTGAGAAGCAGATTGATTGGATTCAGTCTGAGGTAATGTCGCGTATTGACAATGACGGAGGCAGACTCCTGGTAGTCGGAACTCGCTTGCGACCAAAGGATTTATACTCTGAGTTGCGCGACCCAATGCGGTATCCAGACGAAACCTCTCCCTGGACATACTTTGCACAACCTGCGGTATTAGAATTTAATGAGGAACCTGAGAAATGGGTAACACTCTGGCCTAAGACAAATATGGCTCCGGTATCTGGAAATGGAATACCTGATGCCAACGGACTCTTTGATAAGTGGAACGGCCCTGCCCTCTACAAAAAACGTAGCCGTATGTCGCCTAACCTGTGGGCCATGGTCTATCAACAACAACAGGTGCATGAAGATTCAGCCTTCCCCAGCGATGCGGTAAAAGGCGTTATTAACGGCGCACGGAATATCGGACTTATCCCCAAAGGCAAAGCCGGTGTGCGACCACATGGCATGGATGGCTTGATTGTCGTAGCAGGGCTTGACCCCGCTGGCTCAGGCTATACCGCTGCCGTCTGTTTGGCCCTAGACATATCATCTCAAAAACGCTACCTTCTGGATGTATCCAACGTGGCGGGCATGAAACCCGATGACCTACGCAACCTCATTAAGGACTGGACAGACAAGTACGGAATCTCTGAGTGGCGTGTAGAAAAAAATGCTTTTCAAACCATGCTCACCCAAGACCGCGAGGTGCGGGAATACCTGTCTGCTAGGGGTGCAAGCCTAAAGGAACACCACACAGGCCAAAACAAATGGGACACAGACTTTGGTGTTGCATCCCTAACGACACTATTCTACGGATGGGAAGATGATAAGGCGCTCATTGAGTTCCCCTCATCCCATGCCTCAGAAGGATTAAAAGCACTTATTGAGCAACTGGTTACTTGGTACCCAGATGCACCCAAATCACAAAAGACTGACACTGTTATGGCGTTCTGGTTTGCAGAACTTGCCTGCCGCGACAGGGTATCCAGTGCGACAAACTACGCTCGCTCACACATGAGAAACAGTTTGTTTCACACCAGATACGACAAATCACAGCAAATTAACATCTCCATAGAGGATTTGTTGTATGAATATAACTAGGAGAAACAAATAGTGGCTCTTTCTATAGAAGAGATTAAATCTCAGTATGACCGTCATCGTCAGCGATTTGACGAACGGGATGCTCGTATGCAGCAAGTTCTCCTTGTCCGTAAGGGCAGGATGCGTGATGTGTACCCAGACCTATTTCCTGACGGTCCATTTGAAAACCCTATTGTTGCAAACATGGTGGATATTGCAGCACGCGACCTTGCTGAGGTTATTGCTCCACTTCCAGCCTTTAACTGCAACTCTCCTTCTATGGTTTCAGAGTCTGCCCGCAAGAAAGCAGACAAGCGTGAAGAGATTGTCAACGGAATTGTTGACTATTCTGACCTCCAAGGCCAGATGTTTAATGCTGCAGACCGCTATGTAACCTATGGTTTTGTACCTGCACAGATAGAGATTGACCCAGAAGATAACATGACCCGCATCCGGTTCATGGATTCCCTCGGTTGCTACCCAGTAATGGACCGATTTGGTCGCGTTCAGATGTTCTTCCAACGCATTATGAAGCCAACATCAGAACTGATGAACCAATATCCAGAGTTGGCACACCTTATTTACGATAAGAACAGCCCATCTTCTATGATGGAACTTATCCGCTACCACGACAAAGACCAAGATGTTCTCTTCTTGCCTAGCCGTAACGACCTAGTTCTTGACCGCGCACCGAATCCTATTGGTGAAGTAATGATTCGGATTGTTCAACGCCCATCTCTTGATGGTGAAGCACGCGGTCAATTTGATGATGTTCTTGCTGTACAGGTAGCAAAGGCTCGTTATGCGCTCCTTTCCTTGGAAGCAGCAACCAAGGCAGTGCAAGCACCAATTGCAATGCCAGAAGATGCAAAGGATTTAGCCCTTGGACCAGATGCAATCATCCGTTCTAGCAAACCAAATGAAATTCGTAGAGTACCTCTGGAAATACCGGCTGGTGCTTTTGCACAACAACAAGTGCTTGAAGGAGAACTGCGTTTAGGTTCTCGTTATCCTGAATCCCGTACCGGAAACATTGATGCCTCAATCGTAACTGGCCGTGGTGTTCAGGCTCTTATGGGTGGATTTGATACCCAAATCAAGACAGCACATGCAATGTTTGCTCGCGCTTTTGTGGAACTTGTTGGACTTGCGCTTAAAGTTGAGGAAAAAGTTTTCCCAGATATGGAGCGCGAACTTAAAGGTAATCGCAATGGAACTCCATATTCCATTAAATATCGTCCAACAAAAGATATTAATGGCGATTACACTGTAGATGTCCAGTATGGATTGATGGCAGGACTTGACCCGAACCGAGCATTGGTCTTTGGTTTGCAAGCACGCGGAGATAAACTCATCTCCCGCGACTTCTTGCGCCGTCAGATGCCTTTTTCTTTCAACGCCAGCCAAGAAGAAGAGAAGGTTGATACCGAAGAACTGCGTGATGCTATGAAGCAGGCGATTGCTTCTTATGCCCAGGCAATTCCGGCGCTTGCTTCACAGGGTCAAGACCCATCAGATATTCTTTACAAACTTTCTTATGTCGTTAACGCCCGTCAAAAAGGAACTTCTATTGAAGTTGCTATCCAAGAGGCGTTTCAACCTCAGAATCCCCCACCTGCTGCGATGGCCCCCGGACAAATAAGTCCTCCGATGGGGCAACCGGGTGCGGCCCCTGCAGGTGGCGGGAATCAATTACCAGAAGGCTTAAGCGCTACTGGTCGTATGATAGGTGTAGCGCCAGGACAAATTGCTCCAGGTGGTCGCCCAGATGTTCAATCATTACTAGCCAGTTTGACTCAACGCGGGGAGCCTAACCTACAGGCTTCACTTATCCGCCGTATGCCAGCCTAACGGAGGTGAACATGAAAAAGACAAAGCCAGCAAATCAGGGTTCAGCAGGAAAAGCAAACGTATTTCCTATGCGTAAGGATGGCATGCCATCTGCAGGAAGCAGCAAGAAAGGTATGACTGCTTTCAGCAAGCAACCTGGTGGAACTAAGGGTTCCAAAAACAAGTAATTCATACACCTGAGCATGTGTTTAAACGGCTCACAATAAACTGACCTTAATTGGGATGGATGAGATGACAGTAGAACCACAACAGGGCGGGATGCGCCCCACTGCACCGCAGAACAACTTTGCCGTATCTGCAACCGGCGGAGCAGGTAATGGTGGTCAACCAGCGCGATATACAGCAGGCATTGATAACGCACAAGATTTTTATGACCTACAAACAGCACAGCCTATGAGTAAGTCTGGTGTCAAGTTAAGTCCTTCATCTGCCCGTACCATGATGACCCCACAAAGCCAACTTACCCCGCTTGATGCACCTACTGCATTTCCTAATGAGGATGTGCGTACCGGAGTAGATACCGGACCTGGAACTGGCGCTGGACCAGAGGTAATGTACGCAACAGATACAACCGCTCAAGAAGAAGATGCTAACCGACTCCGTGCAGCGCTGCCTTATATGGCGCAACTTGCCGAGATGCCATCAGCATCTAATTCATACCGCAACTATGTGAGATACCTAAAGAGCATATTGTGAGTTTTACTGACAACATTGGTAGTAGTTTAGAAAAGTTTGGTAAAGGTTTTGCTAATGACATCCGTTTGCCATCCCTAATTAACGACATTGCTTCTGTTGCCAGCAACGACAAAAACTTTTTTCAGGATGCGTTATCTGTAGCAGGCTCTGCATTTATGACTTCTATCTCTGCAGCAAGTTTGCCAATTCGTAAAGTTGGTGGATTTGCTGTTGATGAAATCCTTATGCCAGCAGCACAATGGAGTTACGAAACTGGTGGAAAGTACGCACGCCAACCATTATCGGCAGGATTGCTTACATTAGCCACCGGTAATGCTAAAAAGGCTTGGGAGCAGAAGGATGAGATTTCTGCAGGACAAGCATTAACTTATCTTGGTTCTAAACTTATTCCCGGTGGCGCAATCAACCGAGAAGATTTTGACATCTTTGACCCAAATGACCGCAAGATATTTGCAGATGACTGGGGTTATCGTTCAATATCTGGAGCGTTTGATACTTTCTTTAGTACAGTAACAGACCCTCTTGGAAAAGCAGGTAAGGCTCTTGGTCTTGCTCGTAAAGGTTTAGTTACCCGTCCACTTGGGGCAGAAGATGCTGGTTATTCAAATCTTGTAAAAGATTTTATTATGCCAAAGAGCATCCGTAAAACTACTGTTATTTCTCCTGCAGCACTTGCAGCAACAATTAATGCTGGCAGAGAAGAAGCCGGTGATGTTTACACAACCCTTTCATGGTTTGCTAAGAGCGATAAAATAGCCATCCGCGAGCATCCAATGATTAAGGCATCTAATGATGGCGATACACTTTCCTATCTCCTTGGAGAAGCAAAGACTGTTGACGATGTGGCAGACACGCTTATGGCTACTGCATTGCGCGATACAGAAGCAATGGGTCGTTTAGTTGATAAGCGTAGAGATTTAGCGTTTGTATTTGACAACCTTAAAGATGCTTCTAAGGTTGATACGGAGATTCTTGACAACATACCAACCAACGGTCTTGTTGATGATGTTAATAAACTTGATGCAGCAGAAGAAATGCTCCGTCAGGCAGAGAACGATAGATACTACAATGCTCTTGTCAATCTTAATACAAAAGGTGCAGATGTAACAAAGCGTACATTTGGCATGCAACCTTTTGAGAAGTTGGCTATTAACCGCGCAGAACGGCGAGCGCAACGCAATCTTACTGGAACATTTGATGTACCAACATCTTTCCCAAGCGTAGCCTACTACCAGCCAACTAAATTCCACCCACTTGTGGCTATTGTAAACTTTGGCCTTCGTAAGGTTGGCGAGTCTTTTACCGAAAAGCCAGCAGGTTACTTGTTTGCTAACGACTCAGATGCCTATGGTGAAGTTGCTGCTTTTGGAAATGGACTTCGTAGAATAATTGGTGAAGAAGCCAATCCAATTGTTGAACGACACTTAGATGATTTTATTCGTGCTGCTAACCCAGAAAATAAAATAACAACTGCACAGTCTTTTGAAGATACAGCAGTTGCTGCAATCCACCGCTCATTAGGAATTTCTGATGAAGCAGGTGCTGCAATCTGGGGTGCTTACAAACGCCGTAGGCAGTCAGCAATAGATATGATGAGCAATCGCAAGTTTTTAATGACAAACGATAATGTTGTCTTGAAGATTCCATACTTGGAACGCCAAGGTGGTAACGCTCTTCCAATGCTTGATGTTGAACAGTATCATCGTGTTCTTAGCGAAAACATTGGCCTTACTAAAGCACTTGATGGTTCATTAAGACTTGCTGACCCTGATGCAACCCGGTACATTGCTGGAATTCTCAATGATATGTGGAAGGCATCTGTACTTCTTCGCCTTGGATATACCATCCGAAACGTGTCAGAAGGTGCCTTGTCAATTCTTGGCAAGGGTTATGGTCTAGTCGCAGCAGCACAACTCTTTGAGAAAGATGCAGCGCGAGCATGGTGGAATAACCGTAAGGCTGGTTATGACAGAATCATTGACAAGCGTTTAGTTGGCAAAGGCCAACGTGAAGATTCAGTGCAGATTAGAGAGCGCATCTCAGAAATTTATGATGAGATGGCAATGTCTAACCAACTTGATGAAGAACACCTTGTTGCTGTCATTGATGCTGCAGAGCGTGCATATCGCCGTGGCACACTAGATGAGGGTGCCTACGCAGAGTTCTTGGATGTATTTGGTCAAACAACTGGAGAGTGGCTGTACCACGGCTCCGTTGGTGGAATCAAGCAACTTGATAAATCACGACCACTTGCAATGAACCTTAATGAAGCGCGTGCAACACAGTGGGCAGAGAGCAGAATACCTGTAATCTCTGTTGCTGAGTTATACCGCCGTCAGTTTGGTCGTGCTGTAAAACTTCCTAAAGAAATTACACAACGCCCTGGCGCTCCAATAGGAACACCAGAAGTTGTTTCTCAAATAACCAAAACTGAGATTAATAAATATGTAAAACCATGGGTAGCAGGAGTTACCGGGATTGAACAATTACAACTTCGTGGTTATTATTTTAATGAAAGTTTATTACCAGAAGGTTTAAATCCTGCTGGTAAAGAATGGGTTGCTGGTTTAAAGCGAACAGTAGAACGAAGTGTTGTTGATAAAAATACTACAGTATATCGTGGTATAACTGCACTTGGTACACCTTATGCCAACATTAAAATTGGTGATGTAATAACTGAAAAAGGTTTTACTGCCACCAGTAAAGATATAAACATAGCGCAAAGTTCTGCATTTACTGGCGGGGGAACTTCGTTAAAGCCAACTCTTTTTGAAATAAGAATACCAAAAGGTCATCCCGGATTAGACATTGAAGCAACACTAAAAGAATTTGGTGGAGCGCGTATTCTTGGCGCTAATATCGCAGATGAAAAAGAAATTTTATTGCCTGCTGGTGTTAAATTTAGAGTAGTTGATATTCAAGATAAAGTTTTCCCAACAGTAAATGAAGAAACCAAAGTTGGAAAAACTGTAATTTTGGAAGCCATACTTCCACCTAAAAAACCAGCAGTTACTTTTTCTGCACAAATGCAAGAGTTTGGCGATACACTACGTCAAGGTCTTACCAATACAGTAGCCAAAGGAAATCAGGTAGAAATACTCAACCCTTCCACTGGAACTTGGCGTGCCATTGACCCAGAAACTGTGTCAGAAGATTTACTTATTACCTCACAGTTCCGCATCCGCAAACCCGGAAACCAAGGACAATTGCTCGGAGCAAAGGTATATGGTCAATCGCTAGACCTTCGCACCATGCGTGGTGGCCGTGCATACTTTGGGTTAAGAGATTACCCAGAGATTATGAAGATTCTTGGCGTTACCGGCAGAGAAGCAAACTGGGGTTCTTCTTCCCTATGGGAAGGCAAAGAGCGCCAACTTCTTAACTGGATGCGAGCCAACGGAATCAGCAAGTTAACCTTGCCAGATACCAAGGCTAGAGGCGGTCATACTGTTCTTGTTGACCCAAAGATGATTGAAGGCTTTGGACAACAGCCAACTAAAACTATGGCACAAGAGCGTTTAAACGCTGTTAAGAACGCACAGAACCTTCTTAGCGATTCCACTCGTATGACTCAAATGCTTTACCGCACCATCCAACAAGGTGGCGGAACATTTAAGTTTACTGTTGAACAAAGCGGTGATGTTCCAACTCAAGGCGTATCTGTTGCCGTCCGTGGAGCAACTCACGCATTTTCTGTTGCTGAGGCACAGGCTAATCCACAACTGTGGATAAACTCTTTGGCTGACCACCTAGAGGCTAATCTTGATAAGATGGCAAAGGCAGACCACTTTGGTACATGGATTGAAGATATAGACGGCGTACCCCACATCTGGGCAGAGCCAACCAATATCATCATGGACCGAGCCACTGCTGTTAAACTGGGCGTTGAGCGCAACCAAAAGGGTGTGTTTGATGTCGGCAAGGGTGAGTTTATTTCTACGGGAGGAACCGGGGATGAAAAAGCAAGCGCAGCGTTTGCATTGGGTAAAGGCACAAAAGCCATTAGAGCAGATGTCGCCGGAAGAGCGCAGAGCGTTCGCGGAGCGATTAGCGCAGGAAGCGTTGAACGCACTATTGACGACCTCACAGAATCCATCTCCAAAGGAAAATACCCTGTAGAAGGATTACTTAATTTTGTACGCGATAAGGCAAATACTGATGCTGCCGTTAAGCGTGATTTGCAAGAACTACTTGGACGTTTAAACGCACGGGTTCAAGAAGAATCAAGAATTTACGGACCGCGACAAGTTTCTGGAACAGGCAAGAGAACAGCCAAACTATTTAACGGACAAGTTATTGAATACGATGATGCTGGTGCTGGTGAACTAGGACAAATCCTAATGAGCCGTACCGACAACGCTCAGACATATCGCAACTTTGTTGACTCACCATCACAGTTGTTCCAAGCAAACTTTGGCAACATGGTTGAGGATGTGCTCAGCCCAGATATGCCACAGTATTACTCAGGCTATGCAAATTCCCTTAATACTTTCTTCCGTTCTCCAACAGATGACAAGATTGACCCAATCATCTCACAGTTTTTAGATGGCAGAAAACCAGAGCAAGTTATTGCATGGTTACGCAAGCCAGAGAACGCAGAATACCGAGCACGCTTTAACATTGATGTGCCTGGTATTAAGGTTGCATCAGAGCGACTTAACGTTGCTATTGATGCTGAGGATTTTGTTGGCGATTTGTATAGTGCTTACCAACGTTACTTGCCAGATGCAGAGATTCAAGAAGCGTTTAGGAATAATGAAATCACAGAAATGTGGTTGCGTGAGCATTTTGCTGACAACCCTTCAATGCCAGAGATTGTTGGTCGCTTTGTACCTACAAGTCCACAGGCAACCAACTTTCTTGAGAAAACCCAGAAGTTTGTTGAGAAGGCATTTTACTTCTTGGGAAGCATGCCAGAAACAACTCTTGCTCGCCACCCATTAGCGCGTGCTGTTTATCGTGCTGAAATAGAAAATAGAGCAAACATTGCTCTTTCTATCAAGAGGATGAAGTTTGGTCAAGATTCTGAACTTAGCCTTGCAGATATTAACGGACTACGCAGAGATGCAATTGAAGCAACTCGTAAAGAGGTCAATAAGACACTCTTTACAATTATCCGCAAGTCTTATGCTGGCGAAAAAATGCGTTTCATCATGCCGTTCTTTAATGCATGGGAAAACACCATCCGCCGTTGGTCAACCTTGGCTATGGAGAATCCAGCAATTCCAGCAAGGGCTGGTCAAATAATTTCATCCCTACGCAACCAACCAAATGTGGTTGACAAGGATGGAAACCCAACAGAAGAGTTTAGTTACGATAACAAGATTATTCTGCCTATGTCGGAAACTCTTGTTAAGATGCTACCTAGTGGATTAGAAACAGCAATGCGCTCTGCCGGTATGCAAGTGAGCATCCCATTGCGAAGCCTTGACATCTTGTTCCAAGGTGAGGCAATTGCAGGATTTGGTCCTATCGTTGCTATCCCTGCATCAGAAATTGTTAAACTTCGCCCAGACCTAATGGAAGTACTAAAGCCAATTCTTCCCATGGGTCCGTCAGATTCTATTGTCAAGCAAGTTATCCCACCTGCTATTCAAAAACTTTATTCAGTAGCAGCACAAGATGAGGCTTGGTCAAGAACATTTAACACTGTGTATCGCTACGAACTTATCAAGTACAAACTTGGCGAGCGCACTAATGAACCAACTCTTGAAGAAGTGCAGACCCTTGCAAACAATATGTACTTTGTCAAGATGCTTTCAAATCTTGTTATGCCATTTGCTGCACAATATGACTCACCATTAAGTTGGTACACACAGCAGTTCCGCAAGTTACAAGAAACATACGGCAAAGATGCAGAAACAATTTTCTTGCAAATGTATCCAGACTTAGCAGAAGCCACTGTTTCTACATCCCTCAACACCAGCGGTGCTCAAGCATCGGTTAAGGCTTGGGAGAACAGCAATAAGTACAAAGGCCTTATCTCAAAGATTGGCAACCAAACTCCTGAGATGATTGGCTTTTTGGTTAATGACACAAATGGCCAATACGATTTCAGTGAAGCGGTTTATGCTTGGCAGTATGGCAACTCTCCAGTTCCAGGCTCCAATGAGAACTACCGCGAGCGCCGTAACCCAGCACTTCTTAAGCAAGATGCCAACAAGAAAATTGGTTGGGTTCAGTTCCGCAAGAACATGGATTTGCTTGAGCATCAATTATTTGCACAAGGCTTTACCTCGTTTAACCAACGTGGTGCAGAAGAGTTACTTGCTTACAAGCAAGCAATGGTTGCAGATTTAGCAATAAAGAACAAAGACTGGTATGCTGACTTCCTTAATGTTGACAAAGGTAAATGGATTTACAGGATGCAATCAATACAAACAATGCTTAGCGACCCTAAGTGGATGCAAGATAATAGCAATAGACCAGTTGTTCGCAGCATTGCAATATATCTTAATACACGTTCTCAAATTGCAAGAGAATTGGCAACCCGTAAGGCACAAGGCTTGCCATCAACACTTGCTGCCGAAGCAAATCAAGACCTTGATGGTGCGTGGAACACCGTCATAGCACAACTAAAACAAGAGTCGCTTGAGTTTAGTGATTTTTACAATCGGTTCTTACAAAACGACCCAGTAACATTAGGATAATAAATGGCGCAACCAAAAACTAAGCAAGGACCAAAGATGGAATCTATCGGTGGTCAAGGCGCTCCTGCAGGCGGAGGCGCAGCAGGAGGAACAGCAGGTCGCGCTAGTAAGGCTGGCTCTACTGCTGCAGTAAAACCAAAAAGTTCTTTAAAGTCAAAGGCTATAAAAGGTTCTGTTGGCGCTGCAATTCTTTATGGTGGAGCACAGGTTGCTCAAAATGTTTTTGGTTCAAAAGAAGTTGACCAGACAGACCCTAACGCTGTTGCTGCTGCTGCTGTAGCACAATATGCAGCAAGCGGTGGGGATGTAACTACCATGGTTAATAATCCAATGTTTCAGCAAATGGGATTAGATGCCAATTCTTTTGTAAGCAATTTTAGTACTTATCAACTCCCTACAACTGGTGGCGTATATCTTGGAGAACAACAGTACACCACGTCAATTCCCAAAAGAGGAACAAGGGTTGGTACTCGCCAGGTAACTGTTAGCACGTCTGAGTGGGAAAAACAATTTCCTATTGCTGACCCTCAGAAGTTAAACGAGTTTAAACAAAAACTTGTTGATGCTGGATTAGTTACACCATCAGCAGGTATTCAGGAACTTCAAACAGAGTGGAAACGTTTTGGTGAGTTTTCTGCTGCAGCAAATAAGGCTGGTCAAAAACTAACACCAGACCAACTTATTGACATCCAAAGAGGTCTTTGGGGTGGTAGTACTGCTGGTGGTCCATCTTACTCATTGCAGTATTCTTCTCCAGAATCTATTAAAGATGTTTACTCAAAGACATATACAGCGCGTACTGGTAAAATACTTGACCAAGATAAGCAAGATAAATTTGTCAGGTTTATTAACAAGTTGGAAGAAAGCAAGCCAACTAAGACTGAAACAAAAGTAATCAAAGGCAAGAAAGTTACTGTTACCACGCCTGGAATAACTGGCGCAGAAATTTCTGCAGAAGCAGAGAAGCGGGCTATGCAAGACCCGCAGTACAAAGAATACCAAAATGCAACAGTATTTGGTGATGGTCTTTCAAAGGCATTGGGGATTAGATAATGGCTATAGAGAATCCATTTAGCAATGTACCTAATGCGGAAACAAAAGTAGATGATTGGGTAATCCGACTCCTACAAACCACTCCACAACTTAAAGCAATCTATGACCAAGTACGCAATCCTGAAACTGGTGAGTTTACTTATAGCGCAGATTACATTGCTCGGTTAATTCAAAACAGCGATTGGTACCTACAAAATGGTCCGACTGTTGCAGCCCAAGTTGGTGCAAGAGTTAAGTATGGCGAAAAGTATTTTCAAGATGAAGTTAATAAGTACAAAACATCTTTGTCTGGGTTAGCCAAAACTATTGGTTTAAACATGGCAGACCCATTGGTTGCTTCTCAAATATCAATCTTTGCTGAGTCTGCCTACTATAACCAGTGGGATGCAGCAAACCTAGAGAACCAACTTGTTAAGCAACTTGGCAGCATGGCGCAAGGTGGTGCTTATGCAACATTGGCACAAGACATAAGCGACTATGCAAACCTCATGGGTTTTGTTCCATCAGAGCAAGATAAAAAAAGTTACCAGACACGCCTTCTTGGAACTGTTGACCCAGTATCAGGACTTCGCCTTCGTTCAACCGCTGATGAAATTAAGGCTGAGATTCGTGCAAACTCTGCCAAGACATACGCTGTTTATGCAGACCAAATTAATGCTGGTTCTACCCTTTGGGATTTAACATCTGCCCAACGCAAACGTGCAGCATCGCTTCTTGAGATAGATGAGAAGTCTTTATCGTGGAACGACCCACTTCTCAAAGATGGAAAACTTTTTATATCTGTTGATAAAGAAACTGGCAAAATGGCACAACGCCCAGTATGGGATGTTGATTCAATGGTAAGACAAGATGAGCGCTGGCAGTACACAAACAATGCTAGAGCGACTTATGACAAGTTTACCTATGAACTTGGTAGAAGGATGGGGAAGATAGGCTAATGGCTCCTAAGAAAAAAGCGACCCCGCCACCTATTCTATTGGGTGGACAAACAGTAATTCCACCAGAACCAAAGCCAACTTTACAAGAACAAACTGCTGCACTAGAAAAACAAGCAAAAGCAGCAGACATTAAAATGCAAGAACAAGCATACAAAACTCAGATGCAAATTGATAGAGCGATGGCTCCGTTTGCTCAACCAGTAAATGTTGCTCCAACAGTCAACACCACTTTAATTAATCAAGCCGTTGATGCGCGTGCAGCAGGTGCTGCAGCAATGGGAACATTAGATATGCAGGCTGCTGCTGAATTAGCAGATGCTTTTAGCGCAAATCAAACAGGTACAACGCCAGTAGGAAAAACAATACCCCCGGCAACAATAACACCTGTGCAAGCAGCACCAGCGCCATCAGCACCACCAGCACCCGTAACAACACCCGCAGCAACACCTGCACAGCCTACCATGACAGCGGAGCAGATGGCTTCACGGGTCAAGGCTTCTGACAGACTTGCTGCTCAAGTTAATGCGTGGGGTTTTCCTCAGATTGCTACTTGGCTTAATACTAAGATTATGGCTGGCGAAACAGAAGAAGCGGTTTTTGTTCAGATGTATGACCAACCAGAGTACAAGACACGCTTCCCCGGCATGGAAGCCCTCCGTAAAAAGGGCAAAGCCATTACCGAAGATGCCTACATGAAAATTGAAGATGCCTATACTCAGACAGCACGATTCTTTGACTTGCCCGCTGGTTTCTATGATGGTGCTGAGGACTTTGGTAATTTAATTGCTAATCAAGTATCAGCCAAAGAATACCAAGACCGCCTACAGGCTGCACAAGATGTTGCTAAGTCTGCTGACCCAGCAATTCGCCAAGCACTCACAGACTTGTATCAGGTTTCTGAGGGTGGAATCACTGCTTACTTTGCTAATGCAGACAAAGCACTTCCTATTTTGCAGAAGCAAGCAAAGGCTGCTCAGATTCGCGGTATTGCTAAGACAGCAAAGTTTTCTGACCTTGCTGCTGCTGGAACCGCTGCGCTTGAGTCGCTTGCTGGAAGAGAAGCGTATGCAAAACTTAGCGAAGCACAACTTGCTCAGGGCTTTAGCCAAGCAGATATTCTCCGACAGACACAGCAAAGACTTGCTGCTATTGAAGGAACAACCTTTACCGAGCAACAAGCGTTATCTGCTGTTATTGAGCAGAATCAACAAGAACTTCTTGCATCACAGAAACGAGCACAACGCGAGCAGGCTCGCTTTGGTGGAACATCCGGTATAACCGGAACATCTCTACGGAGTACCACCACTTTCTAAACAGAATCCTCCTCTGACCGACCAGCCCAGAGGGGTGTAGAAGTCTGGTAGCAATAGCCAATTCGGATTCCCCTATCCGTGTTGTGGATTGCGAATACAACTAACAAGGGAGATAGGTAGATGACTACCAACTATCACGATGACGAAGATGATGACTTCAATGACCAAGGTCAGGATGCCATCACGCAACTACGCAAGGTAAATAAAACGCTGGAAAAGCGTGCTAAAGAACTTGAACAGGAGTTGAACAATCTGCAAAAGCAGAATCGTCAGCGTACTGTCAAGGATGTACTACAGGCAAAGGGAGTTAATCCAAAGATTGCCACGTTTATTCCGCCAGATGTTGATACCTCAGAAGAGGGAATCAGCGCTTGGCTCAATGAGTATGGCGATGTATTTGGTATGGAACAGTCGGAAGAAAAGGCGAAAGCCCCGGCTCAGGACCTAACTGCACAACACAGAATCACAAATGTCGTTTCAACTGGTCAAGCACCAGATATTGACGAAGATGCTTTATCAAAGATTCTTAACGCAGGAAACCCCGCAGAACTTAACCGCATCCTTGGTATTTCTTAACTAACTACCAATCACACCACAGGAGGTGGACTAAATGGCATATACAGACACAACCGCTATGGCTGGTTTAATTAAAACCGCTTATGACCGTTATGTTGAATTTGCCCTGCGTAATCAGCCAATGGTTCGTTCCGTTGCTGACAAGCGCCCAGCACAGCAAGCAATGCCGGGGTCAACCGTTGTATTCTCACTTTACAACGACCTATCGGCAGCAACTGCAACTCTCGGAGAAACATCCGATGTTGATGCAGTAGCACTACCAGATGTATCAACTGTTAGCGTAACCCTTGAAGAAAAAGGCAACGCTGCTCTTGCTACCCGCAAGTTACAGTTGTTCTCACTCTCCGATGTTGACCCAGCAATTGCTGACATCATCGCTTTCAATATGGCTGACTCACTTGACCAGTTAGCAATGACTCCACTCCGTCAAGGAACCAACGTTCTTTACGCTGGCAGCACCGCAACATCAACCGCTACCATTTCGGCAGCAGCAACCATTGACTCTGCAGACATCCGCAAGGCTGTTGCAAAGATGCGCTCCAACAAAGCCGTTCCACGCGAGGGCAACCTCTACTGGGTCGGTATTCACCCAGAGGTTTCGCATGACCTCCGCGCAGAAACCGGCAATGTCGGTTGGCGCGACATCCACGCTCAAACAGATGCCGGTCAAGGCAATCTCTGGGCTGGAACAATTGGAACCTATGAGGGTGCTTTCTTCGTAGAAACATCCCGTATGTACTCCGCAAAGGATGGTGCTGACCAAACAGCACTCACCACCACTGCAGTTACCGTTGCAGGAGCATCTGCAGCATACACCCTTGGTGTTGCTTCAACTTCTGTTATCGCAACCCGTGCAGAAGCCGGTGATAAGATTTCAGGAACTGGCATCGCTACTGGTGCAAAGATTACTGCACTCTCAACAAGCGGTTCAACAACCACAATTACTGTAGATACAGCACACACTGCTGCAGTTACAGCAACCACAGTTGTTACTGTAACTCCAGTAACTCGCAACTTCCGTACAATCGTTGCCGGAAAGCAAGCACTTGCTGAGGCCGTTGCACAGGAGCCAAGCGTTGTTATCGGACCAGTTACCGATAAGTTGATGCGTTTCCGACCAATCGGATGGTACGGCGTACTCGGATTTGCTCGCTACCGCGAAGCATCCTTGTATCGCATTGAGTCCGGTTCTTCAATCGCAGCACTCTAGTCGCAATTAGTAGAGGGGCAGGGTGTAAGCCCTGCCTCTCTCTAGTAAGGAAACCAATGACTCAATATAAATTTACAACACCAACAGAATTAGAAACACCTGCTGGCGGTGGACCATTATTTGAGCGCATTGGTTTGCATCGTGGCATAAGCGTTTTACGAACAAATGGGATATACTCTTCCTATAGATACCCAGGCTTAACTGAGGTTAACGCAGCACAAGAAGTTTATCTTGGTGGGCGTGAATACATAATTGAAGAAGCAACAAAAGATGCTCTAACTGCACAAGGATACGGCGAGTACATAACGGAACTATGACAACACTACATCAACTACAAAAACATCCTGAGTATGTAGAAGGTTGTTTTGGTTGCAAAGTATCCACATTAGAATTATCCACCGGCGATGCTAACGCAAAGAAGTCAATGCCGGAAAAAAAGTGGAACGCTGAATTAGATGCCTACAAAGAAGCAAGAGCGCAAGGCATCCAACCAAACGGAACCACAATGAAAGATATTGATGCTGCTAAGAAAGCATCTGAGAATCTAGGCAGAGCATACGATGGAAACACTATGCCAAGTGCCAAGAAAATCAACAAGACACTTGCTACGACAATGAATCAGTTAGGGATGTAATGACAACAATAATCGGTGTTCAGGGTAATGGCTGGGCGCTGATTGCAGCAGACTCAAAGTTGGTCTATGGCACGCAGCCTTTCTATGCTAAACAAATGGATAAAGTTGTTAAGCGTGGTGAGTATGTGTTCGCATTTGCTGGGGATGCTATGGCTGGAGATATTGCCAATCACCTTTGGACTCCACCCAAAATTAGCAAATCGTTAGACCCAGACACATTTCTAATGTTTAAACTCTTGCCCTCATTAAAAGAAACATTTGCTTCTGCAGGGTACGACCCTAAGCAAGAGAGCAAAAAAGATGAATCGGGCTTTGATGCCCTTATCGCCTTTAGTGGAAGAATCTACCAAATCACCTCAGACTACGCATGGATGAGGGATGACAACAAATTGTTTGGCATCGGCTCTGGTGGCTCCTATGCCCTTGGTGCTTTAGTTGCAATGAAAGCAAACACAAAAAGCATAAAGATGGCAACTCAAGTTGCCAAGCGTGCAATACAGATTTCCAGTCAGTATGACATTTACACTGGCGGGGAAGTAAAGGTTATCACTACTAAGGAGTAATTATGTGCGTTGAGTGCGGATGCTACGGCGCTATGAATCCCTACGGGATTGGTGGGCGTGATGTAAATAAACCACCAGTACAAGCAACTGTAAAGAAGTCAACTGTTTCTAAGGCCAAGAAGATGGAGATGGAATATGAAGAAGATGACTAATAAGCAAAGCAAAGTCAAAAAGGTTATGAAAGAATACAAGTCTGGAACCTTGCACTCAGGCAAGAGTGGCCCAGTTGTTACCAAGCGCAAGCAAGCCGTAGCAATCGCAATGAGCGAAGCAGGTATGGCAAAAAAGAAAAAGAAGATGTAATGAAAGATGCACGCCTAACCCGTGCCGGAGTATCCGGCTACAACAAACCAAAACGCACTCCAAGCCACCCAAAGAAATCTCATGTTGTGGTAGCCAAAGAAGGCAGCCAGGTAAAACTCATCCGCTTCGGACAACAGGGAGTTACTGGGGATAGGCAACCTTCGGCACGGCAAAAGTCCTTTAAGGCTCGCCATGCCAAGAACATTGCTAAAGGCAAGATGAGCGCAGCATACTGGGCAGACAAGGTGAAATGGTGAAGAGTAAAGCATTTTGGGATAAACCAAATCCAAAGAAGAAGTCAACACCCCTTACACCAGCACAAAAAGCCAAAGCCAAGGCTATGGCTAAGAAGGCTGGTCGCCCTTACCCGAATCTAGTAGATAATGCAGCAGCAAAGAGAAAGGCTAAGTAATGGCCACAGGAGTCGCTGGAAGCACCCTTACGGGCGAACTGAACCGCCTTGCTGGTATCACCAGCGTTAGCGCCTTTAAAGCCCCACAGGGGGCTGCTAATGCCTATGCTGGAACCTCCGGCTTGGGCATAGTTGGAGCACTAAACTATAAAGCCGATTCCTCTCGCCAACCATCTGCCTATAAAGGTTTAAACGCAATATGCAATGAACTTGCTGGAACTACTGGCAAGTCAGCAGTAGATGCCTTGAGGTCAATTAATATATGAGTACATTTAATCAACTTACCGAGCGCGTAGATACGCTGCTGCATGGCTATAGTTTAAACACTGAGTCAACCACTTGGCTTACCACCAGCGCTACGACTACCAGCACTACTCTTTCGGTTTACGATGCCGGTCAGATAGGTAGAGGGTATATCCAAATTGGGGATGAAATACTCTATGTTAACAATACGGACAATGTTAACAATACGGTAACTATCGCTCCATGGGGCAGAGGACAACGCGGTACTACCCCAGAGGCTTTTACTGCAAATACCAAAGTAATGGTATCTCCACTATTTCCACGCAATGAAATTAAAAGGGCTATCAACGACACCATCAACGCAATGTACCCACAGGTATTCGGAGTGGGGCAAACAGAGTTTTCTTATGTCGCAGCCAAGACTACTTATGATTTGCCAGATGCAGCAGAGTCAATTCTTTCTATTACACATCAGGTAATTGGCCCAAGCAAAGAGTGGTTCCCAGTACGAGGTTTTCAATTTGACCGCACAGCCAATCCAACTGCATTTGGTACCGCTGGTGCGCTTGGTAAGAGCATCAGCATCTTTGGTGCCATCACACCAGGAAGAACAGTTAGCGTTGTGTACTCCAAGCGCCCAACTGTACTAACAAATGGCAACGATGAGTTCAGCACTGTAACTGGACTGCCTGACTATGCAGAAGATGTAGTTATCTACGGAGCAGCGTTCCGTATGATTTCCTTTCTTGACCCATCTCGCCTTGGTCCATTATCTGCAGAAGCAGATTCTCTGGACAATCAACGTGGTGGCCGTGCTGGAGAATCTGCAGCGCGTTTCTTGTTCAATATCTATCAAACCCGTTTAAACGAAGTATCGGCAAATATGAATCGCCAATACCCAGTTCGTTCCCACTACCAAAGGTAAGGTAAAATGGCAGCAGGCGACCCCGGCACACTCAAAAGAAATTACTCATCCATTGCGGTTGAAACAACGCTCTCTGCGAGCCTTGCCTCAGCAGCATCGGGTGATAGTAATACAGTCAATGTGGCAGCAATCTCCGGTTTTCCCGGCACTGCCCCTTACACACTTATTATTGACCCAGATACTTCTAAAGAAGAAGTAATTACAGTAACTGTTACCGGCACCACTGCTCTTACTGCCCTCCGTGGGCAGGATGGAACATCTGCAGTTGCTCACGCTGCTGGCGCTACTGTACGCCATGGTGTATCTGGCCGTGAGTTTAAAGAATTACAGACACACATTGCAGCCCGTGGTTTTGTATCAGACTCTGGAATCTTATCTGGTGTAGATACGCATGTTCACGGAATTGTTAGTGGTGAGGGAGATGTAGTAGGAACAGCAAAATCACAAACCCTTACCAACAAAACAATTAGTGGCTCAAGCAATACCATCAGCAACATCAATCTTGCTTCTCAAGTAACTGGCACATTGCCGGTGGCTAATGGTGGTACTGGCATTACATCTCTTGGAACTGGCATTGCTACTTTCCTTGGCACTCCATCTAGTGCAAATTTACGCTCTGCGTTGACTGATGAAACCGGAACCGGCGCTGCAGTATTTGGAACTAGCCCAACAATTAGCAGCCCAACCATTACTGGAACTGGTGCAATTGCTGGTACCTTTACTGGAAATATTACAGGTAATGTAACTGGTAATGCTGACACTGCTACTGCGCTTGCAACAGCACGGAATTTTTCATTAACTGGTGATATTGAAGCATCCGCTGTATCCTTTAATGGTACCGCTGCAGTAACATTAACAACTGCTATTGCTACGGGTGCTATTGTTAACGCAGATATTAACGCATCCGCTGCAATTGATAAGACCAAAATTTCTGGTACTGCTATTACTGCTGGTGATACTGGAACAGTAACTAGCACAATGATTGCTAATGACACTATTGTAAATGCTGACATTAACTCAGCAGCAGCAATTGCATACAGCAAACTTAATCTTTCTGGTGGTATTGTCAATGCTGATATTGCTTCTGGTGCTGCTATAGCACTTAGCAAATTGGCTACAGACCCACTTGCTAGAGCAAACCATACTGGCACACAAACCGCTAGCACTATTTCTGATTTTGATACACAGGTTCGCACTAGCCGACTAGACCAGATGGCAGCACCAACAGCATCTGTATCTATGAACAATCAAAAAATTACAAGTCTTGCTACACCAACTTCATCTACCGATGCAGTAACCAAGGCTTATGTAGATAACATTGTTGGTGGTGCTCCTGCTGCTCTTGATACTTTAAATGAATTGGCAGCAGCACTTAACAATGATGCTAATTTCTCTACCACAGTAACCAACTCTTTAGCCGGAAAATTAAATCTATCTGGTGGCACCATGACTGGTGCTATTGCAATGGGTACCAATAAGATTACTGGTCTTGGAAACCCAACAAATGCACAAGATGCGGCAACCAAGAACTACATTGATACAGCAGTTCTTGCTCCAAGCAATTTGACTGGTCCAATTACTTCTGTTGGAAATGCAACAGCAATTGCTTCTCAGACTGGAACTGGCACTACATTTGTAGTTCAGACAAGTCCAACAATCAATACTCCTACTCTTTCAAGTCCAGCATTTAGTGGACAAGTAAGCACTGACATTGAGTTGGCTGCTACTAAAGGTGTTATTTTTGAAGGCACAACCAATGATGCTTATGAAACAACACTTGTTGCCACTGACCCAACTGCAGATAGAACTGTAAGTTTACCAAATGCAACAACCACCCTTGTTGGAACAGATACAACAGATACTCTTACTAATAAGACTATCAATGCTTCAAACAATACAATTACCAACGTATCTCTTACATCAAGCGTAACTGGAACACTTCCGATTGCTAATGGTGGTACTGGACAAACAACAGCATCCAATGCAATCAATGCTCTTGTACCAACTCAAACATCTAATTCTGGCAAGTACCTCACAACCAACGGAACCGCAGTATCTTGGGGAACTGTTG